AATAAAATCAAATTCATTGATGATGAAAGTGGTGATGATGTTGAATTGACTATCCAAATGGTCCATGATAATGTTGAAAAAACCCCTATACGACATTTAGATAACATGGTCAATGGAGAGGATGATGCTGAGACGGCTGATGTTATTATTCAAACAGTATTGTATGGTGAAGTTATATTTGGTTAATTGGTGAATATTTAGGTAGTCAAGGCTACCTATTTATTTTTATATCACAATTAATTAATGTTATGAAGTTACAACTGACAAAAACAGCAGAATTAGAATTAAAACGCCTTAATAATCTATATGGAGAAGAAGACTCGCCAGAATATGATCATTGGGATAAAATGTCTGAATTAGAAATACTAATCACAGATGCAGGGATGTATGTTGATGGAGTATATGAAAAAAATTCATTTGACGACTTAAATGAATGGTGTAAAAATGTAGGTTCTATGGAATATGAACAAATATATCTAAACACTCATCCTGATGCTGTAAGAAATAAAATAGATAAAATGTTAAAAAATTCAATTATAGAAATAGTATTGTAATAATAGTTATTCTGTCAAAATTAATTATGTATATTCACATCACAATTAAATAACAAATACAATGAAAACCATTACATCAATCAGATCATTATTAATCCATCCGGCTCTAGGAAGATTATTATTACTTACATTCACTGACAATAGTACTGTTCGGATATATGAGGAATGGTTTTTCCATTTACTCCCTGATTATGAGTGTAATGATGATTATTTAATTGGACTGTCCATAGATGAAAATTGGATTAATCAACATCAAACAACAGATGGTATTTAAACTAAGGCTCGTCAGAGCCTTTTTTATACATTTACATTCACATTTATATTTAATTTTTAAAGTTATGTTTATAATAGAAATCATTAGTTCATTATTATTCTTCCTATTGATCTGGAATCAAATTAGAAATGAACACATTAATCGTTTTAATCATAATCAATTCCTAGGATACGAGGAAGATAATATGTGGGAGTGAAGGACATTTGATTTAATCAATTTAGCGCGCGAACAATATATTCGCGCGCTTTTGTTTTCGTATGTTATTAAATCGCATAAAAATGCGATAATTCATTAATTTTATTACTCGTACGGAGGTCCGGAAAAAGGAATTTTCTCCTAGTTGCTATCGGCCCGCTAGCGGAACAATAGCGATCCCTCCCCATGCTAGCCGCGGTCCATGTGCGGGGTGCGTTTGGCACAAAATTTAATATGACGTATTCTCAACTCGCTAACGGCTATTCACCATCGACAGTATATACGTATATCCCCCAATTTTCATATCCACATTTTCGGTTTAACCCTTTTTGAGATAAATTGCAAGATGTCAAAGAACAATTTTTGACGACTTTTTTGTGTCGACAAAAGTATATACTACCAACTATAATGTTTTTATATATTCGTTTATAAATTTTTCCCTAAATGCAACAACATCTTCAGATGGGTGGTCTTCTGAATATTCAATAGCTGCTTTGTTAGAAATTTCATCTAATTTAGATAGCTTTTCTCTTGTATATACAGATTCCTTTTCATCTATTGATTGAGTTGTAGAATGAATATTATCTTCTTCCATATCTTTTTCTTTAAAGGTAATAAAATTATCTTGCCCTCCATCTATATTTATTGTAAAAATTATGATATATCTGTTATTATTGGTTTTAGCAATATTTTTTAATGCATTGATGGATGTTGATACATTAGGTGTTTTTGGTAATATAACTAAAAAACGTTATTATTCTAATCCAAGTTTATTTAATTGGATATTAATGAAATGGACATATGGTGAAACATGGAAAAACAAATATTTAATTTCTAGTTGGTTAATAAATAAAGGAATACCTGAATCTATAGCTAATTGGTTAGCAAAAGATGTATTAGTTATATTCTCAGATTTTTGGCATTTTGTTAAAGCTCTTATGATGTTGTGTTTTGAAACACCAATTGCTGTATTGATATCTCCTATGTTTCCTTTTATTCCTATATGGGTGTTGGTACTTATATTATTTATTATCGGAGGAATATTATTCAATACATTATATTATACATTTAGAAAATTATGAAAGATTACTACAGTGAACTAAAAAAATATCTTACTTATAAAAATTTAGGAAGTCAATTAGATAAATTAGAAACAATTAAGAATAATCCTGTTGAGGTTATTAAATTATACAATATGTTTTCTAAAGATATAAAAGATTATATGCGCGATTCTCGTTATAACATTAATGAAGGTAAAAAATATGTTATTAAATCTGAAGATAAAGCAGCATTCATAAATCGTCTTGAAAAATTAGGTATTGCAGTAGATACGTATAAAATTATAGATGATAAACTAGATAAAACATTCTCTATTGAGTTTAATAATCCTGAAGTTATTGATTTAATTAATAGAATGTTAAAGAAATCTCCTAAAATTAATAAACTTAAAGAAAATATAAATCCAGTTGATGTTATTAAACTGGATGTACCTTTATTTATTCGTTTACTTGAGTATGCTCGTGAAGATGCTAAAACAGATATGGATCTCCATGACATAACTGAAAATATAATAAGTATGTCATCTGAAGGGCGAACACTAAGTATGAGTGATTATAATAAAATTATGTCTAAAAAAATGACAGAAAATTTTAATCCTGATGATTATGAATGGGAAAATGATCCTGAATTATTAGAAGTAGTGAGTGAGTTAGGTAATTATAGTTATGTTAAGTGTAAAATATTAACTATAGATGGAGAAGAAGAAATATTATATTTCTATTTAGATGAAGATAATATGGGTATTTGTGAAGCTTCAGACAGTAAAGGAGTTATTTATATAATGGAATGCACAGCAATGAACGCTGGTATTGATGGGTATTATATTACTAGTATTAATGGTGATACACTTACTGCAATAAATTAAAAGAAAATAATTAAACATTGCTTTCTCTTCTTAAAATTTCCTGGAATTTTTAAATTTGTTTGAAGTCAAAAAAAGATTGCATATGGTTATACTACGGGTTTGTTAGAAAGGGTAGTAAGTGTTTGGTAGGATGAGAAGAAAAGGGTAGGGGAATTAGATAAATATATATTTATATATAAAATACAATTATGAGATTTAAAAATCAAGTGCTGGACGGTTTGTCACAAGCAGAAAACATAGGTCAGAGATTACAATTCCAAGTAAATAGAGGAGTATCACAAGAAGAAGTAGCTAATACTGTAGATATATTGAAAGCTCAATTAGAAAAAGTAAAAGAATTAATCAGTGTTGAAACTGATGATTTTGATAATCAATTTATTAATTAGTATGGAAATAGCGTTATGGGTAATAGGTATTCATTTATTTGAAGCATTAGGAGTAATTCTTTATCTCTTATTTAGAAAAAATAGTGCTTTAGAAAAAATAATTGCCGAGCAAAATCAATATATTGATGCTATGAGTTACGTATCATCTCAATTAAGTTCTTCTTTATCTAAAATAAATGATAAAATGTATGTAAATGGAGATGAAGAGTTAGAACAAATATTTGAGCAAGTAAAAGAATTCAAAACAATATTAGATGATTTCTCTAAGAAATAATTTGGAGAATTAAAAATCTTTATTTATCGTATGATTAATGAATAATTATAACGATATTGAACAAACTAAACAAGCTCCTAGCGTATATTTTACTCAAGATACAGAAGATGCTATCATTGAGTTTTTGAGCACAACTGATGAAGTTAAAAGGAACAAAATATACAATACCAGAATTAAATATGCTTTCTATAAGTTATCTGAAAATATAATACATACTTTTAAGTTTTATTATACTGATATTAATAGCATAGAAGAATTAAAACATGAGGTTGTTACCTTTTTACTTGAGAAATTACATTTATATTCTCAGGGAAAAGGTAAAGCCTATTCTTATTTTGGTACAGTAGCAAAACGCTACCTTATAATTTATAATGATAAAAACTATAAAAAACTCCAGCGACATGCTGATATGGAGGAAATAGAAGAAGATAGAATGATAATAGATAATATTATCAGAACATCTGAAGATGGACCCAATATAGAATCATTTATAGATTTATATGTTAAATATATAGATAAAAATCTATATAAACTGTTTCCTAAAAAACAAGATGCTAAAACAGCAGATGCTATTATTGAATTATTTAGAAAAAGAGAAACATTAGAAATATTTAATAAAAAAGCATTATATATCTATATTCGTGAAATTACAGATGCTTCTACTCCTCAGATAACTAAAGTTACTAAACGATTAGATACAATACGACATAAATTATACAACCAATATTATAGAGACGGTTATATAAGTTTTTAATTATATTATATTTATAATAAATAATAACTATGGCAGCATTTGATGATATAAAATTATTTGGTAATACATCATTATCTGATATATTTAAACAAATACATAAAAACAATAAAGATACTGATAAACAAATCAACGAATTAATAGAAGCTTTAAAACCACTAGCATCTTCTAATGCGGGTTCAGCAGTGGTATTAATGCCTACTGTTAAAGATTTAATTGATGTTAATGTAAAAAATAATGATCAGTTAATAAAAATGGCTGGAATTGTTCAAAGAGCATCTACTGTTACCTCTAATAAAAATGATAGTTTAATAGATATGGATGAAATTCAATTATTGATAGAAGAACAAAATACTATTAAGCAAGAAGGCATGAAATTATTAGAATCTACTGAAAGTATACAGAAACAATTAAAGTAATATGGCAGTAGTTAAACAAGGTTTAAAAGGTAGTAATTTAATCAGTAATAATATTCGAAAAACGGATATTAGCAACAATAATAATAACACATCATATGGTAAAACATTTGGGGTTGTTAATGGAATAAATTTACCTACGCCTAAAATGTATAACAAAGTTAATGGGAGAATAGGTACTATATTTTATCTTGATGCTAATTCAAGTAAGTTGATAGATGGTGAACCATTTAATGATGATTTTTTAGATACATGTTTAATAGCATATTCGTTAAATCCTAATATTCATTATTATCCATTAATAGGAGAAATAGTAGAAATAAAACAAGCTCCATCTATAGATTCAATAAATACGCCAGGAAATGACATAAATGCATTTTATTGGGCTCAAGTTATTAATCTATTTGGAAATGAACAACAAAATTCTCAATTAACAAATCCTAATTCAATATTAGGAAAAACATTTACAGAATCAGACAACAATAAAAATTTAATAGCATATGAAGGTGATCACATTTTATCTGGCCGAAAAGGCAATTCAATTCGTTTCGGTAGTACAGTTGGAATCCTTAGTATTCCTGGTTTGCCAAATTATAACGAATGGAGTCTCATAGGAAAAGAAGGAGATCCTATATTAATATTATCAAACGGACATAATTATTCTAGTACATCTTCGTCATTATATGTAGAACAAATAAATAAAGATGCTTCATCTATATATTTAACTTCTACCCAAGCTTTACCTATAGAAACAAATTCTGAGGGAATAGAATCACCAATATATGGAATTCCAGTAGATCCAGGCAAATATAATAATTCACAAATAATATTAAATGGAGATAGGATATTAGTTAATTCTAAAAGAGATGAAATTATGTTATTGGCTAAAACAAATACTATTTTAAAAGCAAATAATATAAATATTGTAGGAAATTCTGTTCAGTTATCATCTGAAAATGTATATTTAGGAAAAAACAATAATGATTTACCTGATGAACCTGTTTTATTAGGATATAAAACAATTGATTTATTGATTGATTTTATTTCTGTTATACAAGATTTTACCAATTCGGCTTCCCCTTCAGTTGATAGTAATGGTGCCCCTATAGCATCATTAAAAATGGCGGCTGATCGTTTAAATGTAGATTTAGATAAGATTAAAGAAAAATTAAATATGAATAATTCAGATATTTATATAGCTTCTAAAAAAGTATATGTATCATAATGAGTAATGTATCTTCATTAATATCACCTGGACTTCTTAGTACTTTATCAAGTACCGGTTTACCTACTGCTTTTGGTGATCAAGTTAAAGAAACAGCAAAGAAAAAAATAATTTCAGCTGCTGTTAGTCAAATTCAAGTTCTCCAAAAAAAAGTAGAAGATATTGTACTTAAAAAAATACAATTAGAAAAAACACATAGAGCTAATTTAAATAAATTAGAAGAACAATATCAACCAAAACCACCTTCTTCTCCTGTTATAACTAAAGAAGAATATGATGTTGCTGTAATTATAGAAAACACCAGATATAAACTTGAAAAAGAAGCTTTAGAAAATGATCAAAATAATACTAATAATCAAATCAATAGTATAACAAAAGATCCTAAAAATAATAAAGTAAATAAAGAAAAGAAACAACAAGATAAATTAAATAGAAGAAATACAAAAAATAAAGCTAATAAAACTAAATCAGCTCAAATGTTGTTAGGTAGTTTAGGAAAGACTTTAGCACCAGTATTAATATTTAGTGGTATAACATTAATTTCTAAATTAACAATACAAAACAGTAAACTTCAAGAGCTAGTAAATAAAACTAATGATATTATAGAAAAAGCTCAAACTCCTGAACAACTAAATAATGCTAGAGCTAGTAGAAATTCTGCTTATAATGTATTAACTAACAATGAAAAAATATTTATAGATCTTCAAAATAAACTACAGATATTACAATTAATAATAACAATAACCAGAATACTAATCCCTTTATTATATTTATCTCCTGTTCCTCCTATACCTCTAATTCAAGAAATACAAAAGAAATTAGATATTGCTCTTTTAGTATTATCATTATTAGTAACATTATTGAATCCAGTAATAAATGAATTAAATGATTTAAAAAATCAATTAAAATTAATAGATAATAAATTAGATTTAGAAACAATTAATCTAAATTCATTAAATAATTTGAATTCATTATTAGATACAATAAAACAACCTAAAGACGAAACGTATAAAGGATTTAAATTGGTTATTAAAGAAGATCAAGATCCTAAAACATTTGTAAAAAATAGCATAAAACGCCATTATGCTGTAGCAATAGATAAATATGGTGTGGAAATAATTAAAAGTGAATATTCGTATACACTAGAACCTCAAATATTAATAGATCAAATAAAATTAATTATAGATCAACAAAACTTACAAGCTTAAATATTTATTATCATGAATGTAAAAACATTTAAACAATTAATAAAAGAATCAGTAGCAGAAGCAGTTCGTGAAGAACTACAGGCTATTCTTATGGAAACTCAAACTCCAGCAAAAACAATAAAAGAAAATAAAACTTTTAATTTCACTAGTAATGACATTACCGGTATTCAAGATGTTCGTAATCAACTAAGAAGTAAAATGGGAGATATGTTTGGATTAACTCAACCTAGTAGATCTACAGATAATCTTCCTTTAACAGTAGATAACACAAGTGATAATCCTTACTTGAATTTTATAATGGATGCTGCAGCAAATATGACTCCTCAAGATAAAGCCGGATTAAGCCGTTTAGATTAAAATGCCAATACCTCAAACAACACGTGTAAACCCAATAGATCTACAAAAAAATGTAGCTGTGGGGGTTTCCTTACCTTTTGATGGACCCGGTGTGTTTAGAAGTACATATAGTACACAAGATCAAACTAAATCTAATATTGTAAATTTATTATTAACCAATAGAGGTGAAAGAATAATGAATCCTAATTTTGGAGCTGATATCAGTACTCTTTTATTTGAAGGAATCAATGATAATCTTATTCCCATTATTAAAGATAAAATATCAGAAGCATTTAATATTTATATTCCTCAAGCAACAATTAACGATATTGATGTGAAGTATAATGAAGATAATAATGCTATTACAATAACAGTTAAATATTTCCTTAATATATCAGGTAATCCTGATCAAGTTACAATAGAATTTCAATAATATGGCAGACAATAATGTATCATATATAAATAAAAGTTTTGGTGATTTTAAAGCAAATTTAATAAATTATGCTAAAACATATTTTCCTAACACATATAATGACTTTTCAGAAGCATCTCCAGGAAATATGTTTATAGAAATGGCCTCTTATGTAGGTGATGTTATGTCATTTTATGTAGATACTCAGATTCAAGAAAATTTTTTATTGTATGCTAAGGAAAAAGAAAATTTATATGCTATGTCATATGTTCTGGGATATAGACCTAAAGCATCATATGCCTCGTCTACTGATTTAGAAATATATCAATTGATGCCTTCTGTTTTAAGTGGAAGTAATTATGTTCCTGATAAAACAACATATGGTTTAATTATTCCTGCTAACACTAATGTAACATCTACATCAACCAATCTTAATTTTATAACAACAGATATTGTTGATTTTACTGATTTAACTGATGCTGAAATAACATATGTTGATAATAATTTTTATTTAGTTAAAAAATCAGTTAAAGTAATATCAGCTGAAATTAAAACTAAAACTTTTAGTTTTTCAACACCTCAAAAATTTCAAAACGTAACTTTATCTGATACAAATATTTTACAAATATTAGATGTTACTGGTAGCGATGCTAATCAATGGTATGAAGTACCATATTTAGCTCAATCTACTATTTACCAAAAAACAGCAAATAACGGATCAGATGCAGAACAAGTACCTTATTTATTAACTTTACAAAAAACTCCTAGACGTTTTGTTTCTAGATTACTATCTGATAATACATTACAGTTAGAATTTGGGTCAGGCCTATCTAATAGTTCAGATGAAACAATAATACCAACACCAGATAACATACAATTAGGATTAGTTCCTGGTATATCTAATTTAATTAATAATTATAATAAGGCTTCTATTTTCTTTACTAGAGAATATGGTTTAGCCCCATCAAATGTTGATTTACAAGTAAGATATTTAGTAGGTGGTGGTATAAGTTCTAATGTTCCTTCAAATGATTTAACCATCATTAATACTACAGCTAATTATTTTAAAAATGGAACACCAGGAAATGTTGCATTAGCAAATCAAATATTACAAAGTGTAGTATGTAATAATCCTGAACCTTCTTCAGGTGGTAGAGATGGAGATCAAACGGAAGAAATAAGAAATAATGCGTTATATGCTTATTCATCACAATTAAGAGCAGTAACAAAAACAGACTATATAGTTCGTGCATTATCATTACCATCAGAATATGGTAGTATATCTAAAGTATATGTAGAACAATCACCAGCATCATCTAATAGTTCAAACAATGTTAATTCTTTAGCTTTAGATATGTACATATTAGCATATAATTCAAATAAACAACTTATTAATGCTACTAGTACTTTAAAATCTAATTTGATATCTTATATGAATGAATATAGAATGTCAACTGATGCTATCAACATTAAAGATGCTTTTTATATTAATATAGGGGTAAATTTTGACATAACAACTGCTATAGGATTTAATAATAATCAAATTATATCTAACTGTATTTTAGCATTACAAGATTATTTTAATATAGATAAATGGCAAATTAATCAACCAATAATATTATCAGATATTACTTCAGTTTTATTAAAAGTAAAAGGAGTTCAATCTGTAGTTAAAGTTGAGATAGTAAATAAACAAGATTCAACAGGATTAACATATTCTCAATATGGGTATGA